GGTCTTGAAATTGGTCTAACTCATCTAAGAGCGACACTACGAAAGGATTGGGTTTTAGATTCTTGAAATCCGAATAAAGTCGGTCGTACAGCTCAAAGCACTCATTTATGCGCTCGTCTGTTGGGATTCTCTCAGCCATTTGATGTCGATGTTGTTAGTGTCTTTGATGTGATTAGAGATGAATTTAAAGTGATCACATTGCCATGATTTGCCACTGTAAGATGCCGATACGGGATGTGGCGCCTTTAAAAGGATGTTGTGAGATTGGACATACCTCTCAAATTGTTGTGCATCTTTACCCCACAAACAAAAAGGAACTGCAGAATTTAGTTCATTGATTTTCTTAATAACTTCGGTTGTGAACCATTTCCAATGTGCTAAGTGTGACCCTGCCTCTCCTTGTCTTACCGTAAGAGCAGCATTAAGAAGAAAAATTCCTTGTTCTGCCCAATACGATAAATCCATCTGTTTGTAGTCTGTTTCTTCTTCCGGATAAAAATCTCGGACAATTTGATTGTAAATCTGTTTTAGGCTTGGGGGCAAATACTCATTGTTTCTTGGAGCAAATGCAAGTCCGCAAGCAACCGGTTCGTTCTTGTAAAAGTTTGGGTAGGGATCCATTCCAATGATTACAGCTTTGATGTTGTCAAAGTCTGTAAGATGGAATGCTCGGAAGATTTCGTTCTTATACGGAAGAACCGTAAAATTCAATCTTTCCTGAGCGATCTTCTGGCCTAACTCCAAGAACTCTTTGCTGGTTAATGTTTCGCTCAGAACTTGATTCCAGCGCGATGGCATTAATGATGTTGTGCTCATGTTCATTATAAAGTATTTGCTGGTATTTCTTAAATCTTGCCCTCTTCTCTGACGTTCTTTCTAGGTAGTTTTGCTCGTTGATAATTTCAGGAAAAGAGTAATAGAGCATTTTTAAGATTCGGAAATAGATATTTCGATAGTTTTTGTTTACTCCAATCTGATCTTCCCAAATATTTCTCATATTCAAAATAGATGTATGCTCTTTCTTTCCTGTAATCACAGAGAGCTTGTTTAGAGAAATGTCCTCCTCGAAAATGTAAAGTATCCTACAAATGTGAGTTTTTGGTATAACTTGTACGTTGTATCTTCTCGGGGAAAGTAAAATTAGAAATGGCAAATTATACACACTAGCAGTTGCTAGCAATGTTTTGTTTCTAAAGTCGTCATCTGCCCAATGAAGTAAATATTGTTTTGTGGCATGATTTATCTGACTTTTGTCCGATAAAATAGACTCCACTATTTTTTCTTGTTCTCTGCCTAGCATTTGTTTAGCGAATTAGCGATTTGTTTGAATTTTTCTTTGCCTACGTTTTTGTAAATATCACTTAGGTCTTTACCAAAGCTGGCATCGTGATACAACGGAATAAATCCGTACTTGTTTTCTAAAACTTCTGTTCTGTGCCTACCTACGGTATCGGCATCTAGCCATACATAAATCCTGTCAAATCTTCTCATGATACTGTCTATTTTATCTTGGGGAAGATTAGTAGATGTTTCTGATTTTAGAGATAGTGCGTTGGCGCCCATGGTAGCAAGGGTCATCATATCTTTCTCAGCTTTGGTAATGAATAGCTTGGCTCCTCGTTCTGGGAGCCTCTCATATCCAGGCAAAGTGCTTTCTATGTAGTTGTTGCGGAACTTTTTTTCTTTTCTCGCAAACGGACGATATAGCTTCACTCTCCCTTCATTGGTGTACTGATAGCACACATCTAAAGCATTCTTGAGATACCATGTTTTACCATTGATGTTGGCTTGGCTTACTTTCTTTACTTTATATTTGTTTAAGGTTTCTTCGTTAATTCCAAATTGAGCCCAATACTGAAAATCTTTCTCTATAAAGGGCGTGAAGGCACACTCTATGGAAGTTTCTATTGATTCGTATGTAGTAGGAGAATAACTATACAATTCATGTTGCCATTGTTTTCTTTGACCTGAGCCCATATCAGAGGCAATGCAGTGGATTAGTTCAGACTTTTCTAGCCCAGTACGCATACCGGCAATATCAAAGCAGTCAAACGAGCCCTTGGCAAAATCTCTGAATATCAATTTACCACTAGGATTGTAAAAGAATGTACAGCCCGGAGTATTATCTTTTCGGAATGGATTGATAAACTTCTTCTTGAAGGATATGGACTCCCCGAAATAAAACTCCATAATCCTTTCTTGACCGTACATGTCTAGTAGGTCTTTGAATGTCGTATGTTCTTGTAAGTTTGAAATGTCCATAGGTCAAAGGATAAGAAAGGGGGATTCCTCCCCCCTCCCTATCGCTTAGTTTGATTGTTTAGAACAAGTCTTCTGGAACAGGTTGTCCAAGAAGGTCTTGCTGATTCTTTTGTTCTTCGCTGCTTGGAGGTGCACCAAAGTCAATAGCTACTTCTGCGCTGTGGTCGCCAATAAGCTGACCGGTGAACTTGGTAAACCTCAGAGAGTCTGCAAAATAATCTTTGCACCCATACTGACTATCCCTCAGGCTCTTTTCGATGCCTTTGTAATAGCTAGATTCCAAACTGAGGAAGTCCTTAGTCCACACGTTTTGATACTGTCCGTCCCTGATGGTGAGCATTACTTTTACGCCACGATTGCGCTTGTTGAAGTCCGTAAAATACTTGTCCAACTCACTTGATTTGTTGGTAACGGCTTTATTGTAGTCGTCAAGCCTAAACTTAGACTTACGGGTATCTACGTTGCCGTATGCTTTCATCAAACGATACAAATCCTCTTCACCAACTTTAGCCCTCCTTAAAGAAGCATAGTCGGTATAGACTTCGTATTGTTTGGTCTTATCCGCAGCTTTGATAGAGTCAATGCTTTCGCCCCATACGGTGTTGGAGTGGTCGTCAATCCACTGATACTTTCCGCTGCTGGACTGTGCGCGATCTTCCAAGCCCATGAAAAAGGAAAACTTTCCTTTGATGGCTGTTTTGAAATCTGGATGATTGGTGTACCAAAAGTCCAAGCGATAAAAATCTTCTCTGCCTTCTTTGGAGCTGATGTAGTTAGGTTCTTTGACCTTCTCTTCATCCACTCCAAGAAACTCTGCAAGTTGCTTGCGACTTGGATTAACCAAGGCAATTTGAATGTTGGCTATACCCGTGTATAGCTCTTTGGATGACTGTTCCGATTCTTTGAGTTCTTCGATGTTCATTGTTCTTCGTTGTAATATGCGTTTACTTTTTGTGATACGATTTCTAAGTTGTTTGGAATTAAGAGTTCCTCAAACATTCCATCCGGACTCTTTGCTGGGTACAGACCCATCCTGTTAGTCAGGAATTGATAGGTACTCTTTCCGTCTTTGTCTGTTTCTACATAGGTGTAGAGTACGGTAGAAAATAATCCGTCTAGCTTAATCTGAGTGTCAATAGCCTTACCGCTAGTCTTCATTTTGTACGAGATAATTTTCTCTTCGTCCATTACGGCCTCTGGGTGGCACATATAGAAAATGGTAAGGTCATCGCGCAACTTCTTGGCTTTCATTAACATGTTCAACATGTCTTGAGCCATAAGTGAGAACTTAGTAAAGCCTACCTCGGTAGCTTTCTTGATTAGGGTAAAGCCCATGAGATAGTTGGCATCGTCAATAATCACACTTTTGATATGTGGCGCCTTCTCATGGACTTGCTGCAGAACACTTTCAATCTGTTTTGGGTTTTCGATTTCGATGTAGTTTTTAGCTGCAACATTGTAAATTTTTGCTGACCCTCTAAAGGGCATTTCCTTGGACGCCACGTTCACATAGAATGTAGTCTTTGGGTCAAGGTGTCTAACTGATGTGGATTTGCCGGTACCGGTATCTCCAACGATTCCTATAAGTTTACTCATTGTAGTTTTGTCAATGTTCTTGGCATAATTGCATCTCTGTTAAATCCCACCCGTAATACAAGGTGAACTTCTGCACAAACTCCTTCCTACTTTCTGCTGCAGCTTCTTTAAAGGTTATTTTAAGTTGCTGAAAGACTTCATTGGGTTGTATGTAATTGAACAGCCATTTCTGAAATTCTCTCTCTTCGCTTATAGACCAAGTTTGGGTAGTAAACCATTCCTTGTTTTGGAAGAGCTCTGCGGTGCAATTACAGTTCACATAGGAACATAGGTTAGTCAAAACACGGTTTACGTGATTCATAATGTTAAATAGGCCTCTCTGCTTTTCTTTTGGTTGTTTTTCTCTTCTAAAATTTCCTGATACTTGTGCTGAGTAGTCATAAGTTCAGCTTTGGGTAGTTCCTCAAAGTTACCTACTGCCCCGTTAAAATACAATCCCACATTGGCATTTTCCATCCCATAATGGCGGTCTTTTAGAAATTTTATAGACCGGTAATTATTCTTCAGTAGGGATATATCGTAGCCATTGTGAACTTCGATATCGTAACGTGATGGATTAAACAATCCTATTACAGTTTCGTAGTCTTGCTGAACGCCTTTGTTGATATGCAGTTCCTCTAGACTTGGCTCTAATTTCTCCTCAATACGACTTCCTTTATTAGTGAAGAGTACCTTTTCTGATGCCGGAGTCTGCTGATGTACCAATATGTTGATCATCTGGTACCTCTTGGAGAAATTAGAAAGCACACAGTCCTTTACAAAATAATCAAAGGTTTCGTAAGGAGTCATTCTCTTGGTTCCTCCAGGGATTATGTCATTGGCTAAAAGACTAAGATGGTCAGTTATACCCATTACCCAAAGGTCATCAGATTTGTATTTGTACTCACTTGGTACTTTCTTTTCGCCCTCTACGGCATAGTGTTGAGTGCCTATGGCTGGGTTAGCGAAATACCTACTGACATGTTGAGTTATTCTTGAAGGACTTCTGAGGTAGTCTATGACTTCTACATAATTCTGCAGCCGAGTGATAAACTTCTCAGACTCTTTAATTTTCGCCATTAGGTCATTGCTGACGGTAAACTTGCCAATAGACAGCAACTCCTTCACAGAAATAGAAATCTTCCACTTCTCGTAGAGGTACATAGAGATAAATGAAAGCCAAAAGTCTGTTTCGGATTCCTCTAATGCAAAATAGAAAATCTTAGGCTGAATCTTATTTGCGAGAGCAGTCTTCAAGAATGAGATTACGCACAGATACTTTATGAACTTAGTCTTACCTACACCAGAGTTAGCTGTAACACAAGTGATTGACCCTTTGGTAAATCCTCCATATTCTTCAGCTAATCGTGGGAATGGAGGCACAATAGATGTTATGCCCCCACTCTCCTTGATAGACTTTTGCTTCTCAATCTTATTGACTACCTCGTGGAACTTCATATCGTTCTCCGGCTTGTGTACTTCTGTCCGTTGGTTCTCATCTCTTCACACCACTTGGCAAGGTTGGATATGTCCACGCCATCCATCTTCTTAGAGATGAAGTAGTGCGATTCTTGCACACGTTCAACGCCATGATTGTCAATGGCATATCCAATATACACTGTAGTTGCTTCGAGGATTTCTTCCGGAGTATAATCGTACTTTTTGCAGAACTGAGCCATCTTCCCCATGACTGCTCCAAGCTCTGTTTTCTTTCCTGAAGTGCCAATGTTCTTTTTGTCAAAGAGTTCATTGTAGGCGGCAACCCAACTGAAGTCTTCTACTTCTACCTTCTTGCCTACTACCTCATTTATTTTGAGGAGTTCCTTGGCTTTAGGTGTGAAGTAAAAGCTGTTCTTGGTCTTGCCAATCAGTCCTTCTTCAATCCATTTGTCCACATGACCTTCCTCCTGACAGAGGAGCCATAAGACATCATAAAATGACTTCTTGCTCATAATGTTTGTAAGATTTTGGGTTTGTTTTCCTCGATTTGGGGAACTTCAAAGCTATCGTTTTGCATCATCTCCTCCAAATCTTTTTGCTCTTGTTCGCTCTTCCATTGCCAGTACATGGCATTCATTTCTGTAATGTGGGCCAATGCCTCACCATAACATTCCGTTTCTAAGTTGTCGTTGATGTGCTTCTGTTCTTTGTTATCCATGATGAAAAATGATACAATAGACAAACGAAAAAAAGGGCAGCCGGTGGGCTACCCTTTCTTTCTACAGAAATGGCTGATTTCAGTCTAGCAAAGATATGATTTGTTCAATCCTATCATGCAACTTAGTCCAAAACTGTTCTGTTACTTTTTTCAGTTCTTTGAACTGAGGGTTCTCCTGAGAGCCCATTACCTTGTCAAACTGTGCCTTTTGTTGCTTGATGGCTACTCGTACTGCTCGGTAAGAAATCTTGGGGTCGTTAAACTCTGCATTGAAGTCTGCAAACTGTTGTTGGATGTACTTGTTCAGTTCATCGTCAATCTGTAAGTCATTCTCGTTGTTTTGCATTATTTCGGCTGTTGCTTAGTCTGAGTTGTTCTTGAATGTGCATTCTCCATTCGTACCATTTGACTAAATCTATTCCTCTCAGATTGCAGTAGTCGATGAACTGCTCATCCATCATCCCTCTGTTTGATTTAGTCATCTCCAAATAGGTCTTCGAGAATTTCATCTTCATTCCGTATAAGCGAAGATACAGATTGCTCTTCGATTTTAGATTCTGAAACCTGAGCTTCCTTAATAGACTCATGGAACTTTTCAAGTTCTTTGAACTCATCGTGCATGAATTGATCTAACTCGTCCAGTAGAGTCTGTGCTGATTTTTTGTTTTCCATAAGATTTAATGATTCCTAATTCTACTGTATAGAGATACAGAGAATCCTTTGATTCTGCCACTACCACAAAGTCGTAGTTATCTACTTTCCATACGTGAGTCTTATGTCCTTGAGATAGCTCATGGATAAAATTCTTATCATCGTTGGTGAGTTTAGAGTGATAGTGGACTTGGCATGATCCTAACAAGAGCATCCATAGATACTTCATACTTTTTTGATTAATCTTTTGATTTTTCTTTCCGGAAAGTCCATATCTAGTTCTTTGATGTGGTACCAATAGATTCTGTTCCGGTAGCTGACTTTAGAAATTGTACCTTTAAGTGCGCCCATACATACATAGTCGCCTTTACGGTACTTGGCGTAAAACGGAGGACGAGTGATATTTTTATATAACCACAAGCCCAACTTACGCATTTTGGATTTAAAGGTTGCTTTCATTGCGACATAAATATACTAATCAATAAACGAAAAAAGGGGCAAGTTGCCCCTCTTTTCGATATAGACTGAGTTAATGAATAGTTGGTAGTTCCCTTCGGGTGGAGATGAAGTCGTACATCTGTTCGTACACAACATCTTCACTTGCCGCCATCTTAGTGTACTTTTCCTCTTCTTCGGCTTGGTTTACGAAAATGATTTTCAATTTCCAGATACCGGTGTTTCCGTAGTAGTTAAGATACATGACGCCCCCAAAACTGTCTACGAGGTCAATGAGCATTTGTTTTTTCATATTGATTGTGATTTGGTTTTTCTTCTTGAAACTTTGTGAGTACGGTTTAGATTTACGAATCTTCCGTATCTCTTTAAATGTGATACAATGTTACCCCATTTTTCTGGATTATTTCTAATCCATGCAGGGTCTGCTGATTGGTATAGATGCCAATAGATTTGAGTTTTGTTCATGGTTTTTTATTTGATTTTTGCCCGAAAAGCAATGCTGAAATGATTACTAGTGGCACAAATCCGCACACTAGGATGTACTGCAATGTCATACTTTGGCCTCCTCTTTTGTAATGCGCTCAAACTCAACGACCCACACCCACGGGTTAGCTTCCCAAGATTCTTGGCCGTTGATGGATTGCCAGAGGTCACGCCATTGGTCTTGCAATTGCATGACTGCATCGTGTTCACGCAGTGTGGTATATAAACCCTCAGCAATACAACTTTCTGGGCTTATCTCCTGCAATCTTTCCACGCGAACATTTGTGATGCGAAGAAACAGGCGTGCAGCTTCGCGGGGCATGTGGATGGATGGCTTCCATTTCCATCCGTAATGATTCATAACTTCTTTTTCCGTTGATGAGTCTTTAACATCTGCTTTGTAAAAAAAGGGAAGATTTGTTTGCAAATTCAAATACTCATTGCTTCCTGTATAACACCACGTTTCCCGCACCCAAAGCACATCGCCTGGCTGGCCGTATGGGCATTTGAACACGCGTCCATAAAAATCCTCAAATGGCGCGTAGCTCGTCCGAAATCCTCTTGCGTCTATTGTTTTCACCACCCTTCGCGTCTGCGTTTTTCGGCCTCCAAGAATGGCCTGCACCATTGCGGTGCTGAATAAGATAGGCTTCATTTCTCCACCTCCTTCAGATGCTCGGGCAGTTCGCCAATGAATGGTGCGCAATTGTCCCATCGTGTTCCAGTTGTTCCGCAATATCCTTCACCAACCATACGAGAAAATTGCTGAATAATAAATACACTTACATCATCTTCATCCCAGAACCAGCACCACTCACCTTCTTTCGGCTGCCACTTGGGAACGATGATTTCCGGCTTTGAGGTGTAAAGGCACACGTTTCTTCCTTTAAACATTCTGCCGTCATTTGTGTACCTTACTGATGCATCATTGGAGAATTTAGCCAATATTGGATATGTCCCTGAAGAATCAAATACATCATTGACAACACCTTCTCCAAAGACAAGGCAATACACGCTCTGCCCTACATAAAACTTACTCATTTTCGCCTCCTTTCAGATGCTTGGGAACATCACCCGTAAACGGAATGCAATTGTCAAAAAGTTCTCCGATATTGTCTACATAAACAGCCCCAAGGACATCCATTCTTACAAACCTCCTCAGAAGCACCCTATTTGGGTTGACTCCATCCCAAAACAAGCACCATTGATTGGGTTCAGGTATCCACTTATCGGGGACGATGATTTGAGGTTTATATGGGTATAACATTGGCGTTAAATCGCCTATATGATAACAACCATCAGCGGTGTATGATTGCTGATAAACTTCTCCATTTTTTAAGAAACTAACACTCACAGGATAATTATTTAAAGAACTGAATTCGTTCACCACCCCTGCTCCCTTTTTGAGGCAATACACGCTTTGCCCTATGTGAAACTTACTCATTTCTCCACCTCCTTCAAATACGACGGCAACTCTCCGATAAACGGTTCGCAGTATGACCAATTACGTCTTTCCGTATCGCGATATTTTCTACCGTTCATTCTACCGTTCATTTCTAAAAATCGACTTAAACACGGCTCAAACTCTATACTATCCCAGAACCAGCACCACTGGCCGGGTTCGGGCTGCCACTTGGGCGCAATAATCTCGGGCTTTGCATGGTAAAGCATGGGGGTTGCGTCATTGCGCAATCGGTACCCATCTATGTTATATGTGTCTGTACAACCACCTTGAAATACGGCAGTAATAGGGTAAAATCTACTCTCATCTATTGTAATAATCTTACCTTCCCCATTTCGCAGGCAATACACCTGCTGTCCTTCGTACCAGTTCATGGCTTGCCTCCCTCCTCTTCCTTTAAAATTCGATTTACATTTACTTGCAATTCTTCAGCCTGACGTATTGCATCAATGGCAATTTTTCGCGACATGTGAAAAGCTACTTCTCTTTGTCGATTTGTTAACCCCTGCAATGCAATGATTGAGCGCAATGACTTAATGAGTTCATCATAGGATTCAACTTTTCGCCCTAATTCGTAAACATCGCGTTTGGTCACAAATCCTATTAGCAAGCCTTTTTTATCAGATTTGCGCTCATTGCCAATCCATTTTAAAAAACTCTTCATGGCTGCACCTCCTGCGCTTGGATGATCGCTTCGTACTCTGCCCTGAGGTTGTGGTGCGCTTCCTCAAACGCCACCGCAAATTCAGCGGGGCTGCAGGGTTCGGAAATTTGTAAATCTCCTTCTGAAACATTGTTAGAAACAATGCCATTGCGTACGCTCATTCCTGTAACGTAGCCATGTTTGTCTCGCCCTGTGCAGCAGTAATACCATCTGCCATACTTGCCGAAGAAAGGGATTTTAATTTCCCGTGTAGCTTCGACTTTGGTTTTGATTGTGATTGTGTTCATATTAATTGATTTGATTGAATTTCTTTTAATCTGGTTTCGTGTTTTTCAAATTCCAAAAATCTAATTAGGACGACCATACCAACTTCTTTTTTGCTATAGTTTGGACTTTCTATGTCTATTGACACATAGAACAGTTCAATAGGTTCTGTCCATTTCCACCAAAGAAACTTGTGATGCGTTTCTTCTTCGTAGAATATTGTCCTACCTTCCGGTCTTCCGTTAAACCATCTTGTTATTTTGTACTTAAATGTACGTCCATTGATTTCAACGGTGTTGCTCATAAATCAAAAGCAGCTATTGTGTGTCTGAATGGATTGTCCGGAATCATCTTTACTAAAGCAAGCATGTCTGATGCAATCTTTTGGATTTCTAATTGAGCATCTGGCTTATTACGCAGATTCAGAAAGTGGTAAAAACTTCTCCAGTTGAACATTACGTCCATAGTAATTTGAGAGTTCATGGTCTTGAAAAACCTAGCTGATTCTTTTGCTCTCTTTCTTCCAAGGATAGGAGTGAGTTCTTTTAAGCACTTATGGTACCGGGCATTCATCATCTCCGTGCAATACTTTAACTCTTGTTTCCAGTACCCTAAAATCATGTCGCCTTCGTCCCAATCTTCAGGAATGTATATCTTATCCTCCTTTAATTCCTTATATCGGGCAGATTCTCCATTAATGCTTACGCCTATACGATGTTTGAGCAGATGGATGTGCGATGCCTGATCACACGTAACCAAGAAGTGTAATGATGATTTCTCAAAAGGAGTGTGATGCTTGTTTTCAGCTAACATCTTTAGCAGTGCAGGAACCCTAGCTTCTTTTTCTTCAGTGAGTTCTCTGTCTGTTGATGTCCACGCTGACTGAGCATGCACAATGTCGCTTCCGTACCATCCAATAAGATGTACGGTATTAATCGGGGTGTTTATCATATTTTTCGTAGAAATAAAGTAATCCTTTTTCATGGAGCATTAGAGATTCAGTATCAGATACCGCTCGTATCACCAACATCTTTTCTTCCTCTTTCCATTGTTTGAGTTGCCGGCGTATGGCATTTACTATCTTTTCGGAATCTTTTCCATGGGCATTAAATAGTTC